TCATCGGTCATGCCAAAACTGGCAGCGTGGCGAATTGCTACGTCCATGTCCTGGAGGCAAATGATCCTTCTTGCACCTTGCGTTCCGAGCGTGGTGTCGTCCACGTTCAGAGTCAGGCCGCCCCAGAAGCCGATGAGCAGGTCAGCAAAGTTGCCATAGATCAGCGCGGAAAGCGCCGTCCCGGTACTCTGCGTCAGGTCATCGGGACACTGGTTTGTAGAGTAGATGGGGAAGCCAAGAAGTCCCTCATCAAGCCCGTTGAGGATGAAATTGGAGTCAGTGCTTGCAACCTTCGGCTTAGTCATCATGTGAGCGATAACAGCCGGAGAGGTCAGCCATGCCATGCTCTGAACGTCAGCGTTGCGGGTATTCGGAATCTTCCAAATGTCCACGACGTCAGTCCATGTCAAGGCTTCACCCGCAGCAGCAGTCGCAACGCTATTAGTGATCACATCGGCGTTGTTCAAGATGCCAGTAGGTTCGGCACCCGTCCCTGAACCCTCGATGCAAACACGGTCAATCTCAGTCGCGATAGTCGCCAGAAGATCCTCACGGACAACCTGCTCGATGCTAGGCGAAGTGTTGAGCAACGCCTTGCGGCTCATGTCCGTAAAGGTTCCCAAGGTCTTGCCGGTCAAAGTCACCTGACCGAAAGTCTGATTGCTTTCGGTAACGGCGGTTGACTCAGCAACCCAATAAGGTGTAGCACCCGTCGCCTGAGTGCTGAATGTGGTGTCGCCCACCAAACCCGGCAGCACACGCGCCAACTGAAGCATATGAGACTTGGGGCGCAGCATTTCGATTAGCCCGCCGTCAGTGGTCGGCTTCAAGTAGCCGCCCGCCGAGTCGGTGCCAACCGTCAAGTCACGCTGCCAAATGTTATTCGGAACCGCTACGCCATTGCCTTCAGACTGCCCGCGTCGCTGCGATTCGGCCTGACACATTTCAAGCTCTTTGCCTGCGGCCTTTTCGTTCTCGCGGGTCGGCTGCGCCAAGTAGCGAGCGAGGGCCAGGAGGCTGAATCCTTTAGCATCCTCATCCGCAATGGCAGAACTGTTAGCGTTCTTCGTGTTCTCGCGCTTCCAGCCCATGTAATCTTTCGCCATCTCGACAGAACTCTTGCCGTCTTTGATAGCCTTCTGAAGAATGTCACTCGGACAATCCTTCTGGACTTCGGCGTATTCCATGAGATTCGCAACGCGCTTGCGCTCTAGGTCGCTGCCCTCGCTGCGGACTTTGTTTAGATCGACCTTCTCCACTTCGGGAGTTTCGATCTTCGGAGTTTCTTCCATTGTCTTGTTTTCCTTTTCAGGGGGTTTGTTGGTTGTTTCTTCCTGCTCTTCGACTTCGGCTTGATTCTGCTCTCCTGCGCCCGCAGCGAGTTCATCTTCAAACGCATAACCCCGCATGACACCGACCCCGGCATCTGCGGGTATGCTGACCGTCGAAATTTCTAACGGCTCCCAATCCACAACGCGGAAATCAGCAGGCGCGTCTTTTGTCGCCTCACTGACTTTCTTCATCTCGTGGACGTAGTAGCCGACGCTAACGTGCTTTCTGAAGCCGCTAGCAATGTCGTTGAATACTTCTGTGGCTTGAGCGTTAGGTGCGAACTGCACCACAGCCCGACCCGTCGAACCGTTGTCAATCGACACGGTGAGGATCTTGCCGAGGTAGTTATTCGTATCGTGTTCGAGCAAATACGGCGCTTCATCGTTGACCCGCTCCATGCGGATCTCACCGTCAGCGTGGCCGAGGATCTCGTTCCCGAAATACCGCTCGTAGGGTGCGTCAGAGCTGAAGGACATAGGGACGGTCTTAGCCTCCATGTCGATCTCGTCTGTTTTCCATTCAGCTACGCGCTCAAGCCGTCCCTTACCGTCAGAGACAACCTTCTTCTCCATGTCGTGCTGCCTGCGGATTGACTTCTGAACTTCTTCAGGGAGGTCGCGGAATGAAGCGTCAGCAAGGTCTGCGCTTGTCCCTGAGTCGGTCGGGGGCTTACCCCCACCACCGGAATTGCTAGCCTGTCCGCCGCCCGTCTGGTCAGACCCTTCTGAAACCTTCTGTGCATCTTCGATGCGTTCTAGCAATTCTTCCGCAGCCTCGGTGATTTCCTCATCCTCAAAGGCTTCTTCAATCACCTTGTAAAGCGCGGCCTGGAATACAACGTCCTTGCCATCGATCTCAGCGATGAACGGATAGACACCGTCGCCTAGATAGTGGTCAGGATTGCTTCCTTCGCCGTTCCATTCGGTGCCTACATTCCACGCCCCCTCGCGGATGAGCTTTTTGCCGTAGGCGAATGCTTTCTTGTTCAACATCAGATTCCAACTCCAAACGCTAAGGCGAGAACCGCCGAAGCTGTTGCGCCGAGAAGGATTCCCCCGATCCAGAGGGCGTTCTTCACTGTGGATTCAAGCCGCACTAGCCTGTCGTGGTCCTCGCTCATCCACCGGTCTAGCTTGTCGTCTAGGTCGTCAAACCGATCGCACAGGGTGTCAAGTCGCTCTTCAATCACTGCTAACCTCTCAGCGTCACTCGCCATTCGTTTCTCCTGCTGGTGCGGTAAGGACAGCTAGCCTGTCATTCTCCATTGCCAGCTCATTCCAGATTTCATCGGGGTCCATGTTCAGGCCGCGCATAATGTTTGAGCGGCTGTTGATCCCGAGCGCGACAGCTTCCTTGTAGGCGTTGACTTCTTTCTGCGGGTCAACCCACTGCCAGCGCGGGCCTTGGAATGAGACTTCTTTGTATTTGGGCTCCCATGTAGGGTTAAGCGGGGCTCCGTTAACGGTCATAAGCCCGGAAGCGAGAGCGGGCGTTAGCCATGCCTCATAGACAGGGCGACAGAAGGACTCAATCACCCACTCCTGAAGTGCTTTCCACGCTTCACGGTCCTCAAGCAGACCTGTCCGCGAGCTGGTGTAGTTCACACCTTCTAAGTCATTGGCTAGCGAGAAGTAAGAGACACCCAAGGACGCAGCAATGTCTCGAAGCATTGCCTTCGCAAATTCTGAGTAATTCGCATTAGGGGATGTCGGGTTGTATTCCTGCATCTCGTAGCCGTAGGGCAGACGCTCGATAATCCCTGGCTCTGTGTATTGGATCAGGTCGCCGGCGTCTGTTACTTCGTCAGCGTTGTAGGGCGCTGCATCAGGATTAGTCTGTTTGAGAAACGCCATCTTTGACGCTTCGCCTTCGGCCTTCGTCAACTCTGCGTGGGTGTAGCCATCAAGCATCTGCATTCTGAGCAGCGAGTTAGAAGCCCAAGGAATCCCCCTGAACTGATCGACTCTCTCAGAGGCAAAGGCGTGGATTATATTCTCAGCGGGAACGCGCTTATGCGGTCGGCCGTAGTGCCAGTAGTAGTCGTCACTGGCGATTCCGTCAGTGTCGGGGAGGTAGTAAGCTTGCGGCTTGTTCCACCTATCAAGCTCGATCCCCATAACGATTCGGCTACCGTTCTTGCCTTCTTCGTTAATCCCCGTTGAAAGCAAGTGGGGGTCGATGAAGTCTAGCTTGAATCCGTATCCATCTGTCGGATAGACCTTCTGCACAAAGACTTCGCCATCGGTCGATGCGGTTGACACAAACAGATTCAAGGCTTCGCGCCAAGTAAGCCGACCACCCATGTCAACTTCGCGGCCCCACTCCTTCCAGCCCTTCTCTAGCGCTAGGTTCGCGGCCTCGTCTGTTTTGCCAGACGGGGTTTTAGTGCGGGCCTGGAGTGTGGTCCCCTGTGGGCCGACTACGTTATTCTTGAGAAGTTGAATCCAGCGGCGAAGGTGCGGGTTGTTCTCGTACTGCTCTCGGCTTCGAGCGCGTAGAGTTTCGAGGTGCCGCTTAAGAGTCTCGGAAGAAGTTAGAGCAAACGAAGTCCATCCGTAGGTTGAATCGTTATTCCCCGCCGCGTTGTAGTTCTTCTTGCGGGGCTTAGGGGTTGGCCTGGGTGCAAACTTAGACCTTAGACGGGATAGGAGACTCACTGCATCCCCCTTCTTCGTGTGCGGATCTTATTGGGGTTGCCTAAGCCTGCACCGATTCTCTCTGCCGCTAACTTTGCGTCATACTCGCGCTTGTAGAAGCTGCGCCACTCGATCAACTCAGCAGGGGAAAGACTTACCAACTGCCTGCCTGAAGGGAGGACATAGCTTGAATAGCTCTCGCCAGATCGCCCTTCGGCAAGATCTTCGATAGCGTCAAGCATCTTTTTAGCGTGTGAGCGGGAGTCGTAGCCGGAGGATTGAGCAGCGAAACCAGCAAGCACAGTGACAGAACCCGACCCAATGATATGAGTTGTAGATCCGTCTGTCACCGAGGCTTGCCAGTTGTAAACCCCGATAGAGAAGTCATCGGATGCGGTACTCGCGATGGTGACAAGGTGAGTCCCGTCCCCGTTGTCTGTGGCTGTGGCGGTCTGCTGGTCGCTAGATGCCGCCGCATAAACAAAGGCGTAGGACAAGACCCAACTGTCATCGGGCAAATAATCAGAGAGAGATTTTGTCCATCGGACAGTCTCTCCCTGTGTAAATTCTAAGGGTTCCCTTGTCGGGATCGTGGCAGCCATACTGCACACTTACCCCATCAACACCGCCTCGCGCAAAGAGGGTGTAAAACATTAACGCTTCCAACTCCCCACAAAGCCTTGCTTTCTGCGGGGTCTAGCCTGTTTAGGCTTGGGCTTATCAACGAAGGAATCCCAACGAACATTGAGCAAGCGCAAAGCTGCATGGCTGTATACCCTGCAGTCAAGGCACTCGTTTCTTTTCCCTGGTGGCAACTCCCAATACCTAACCGGCCTGCCGAATCGGTGCTTAGTCCTAACAACTTCAGCGGTCAATTGCTCAAGGTAATCGTGGTCGGTGTCCATTCCGAAGTGGACGTAACCCGGCCCCGCCTTCTCGACATTCAGGAACGCGAAAAGCAAATCCTTCGCTGAGTCAACACCCACAATCACAGTCCCAGGCTTCTCACCTTTGCCATGCTTGGACTTAGTGACCATGTGAATGATGGCCTTCTCTGTCCCGTCCTTGCCGTGACAAGCGTATATCTTCCGCTGTAGCCTAGGTTTAACAAACTGATAGACGATCTCGGTCTGATAGCCGGCATCGATAAGGCTACAGGCAGGTTGAAGTGATCCATTCTCGCCCTTAAATGATCTCATTAAGGCGGGGTCTAGCTTAGTCTCCCACTCTTTTAGTTTGGAAGTGTCGCCGTATATCTTCACATGATCGAGTCGCCAGCTTTCTTCACCGACTCCATAACCCCAATAGCTTACCTCCCACCGATCCTTCTGAACGTCCACTCCTGCGGTGACAATCTTCACCCCTTCAGGGGCTTCAGCGTGGAATTCCTCGCGCCTAGCAAACAGCCCGTCAGGGTCTTGCGTTTCCGCTTCCACTTCCCAGGTCTGGCCGAGTGCGGTGTTAGTCCACACCTTCAGCTTCTCGGGATCGTCCTTCGAGTTGAGGAAGTCTGATACCGTTTCCCGCCAGTGCCTCCAGGGGGAATACAGCTCATTGATATAGAAACCCGCGATCCCGTTGAAGTCAGCGGTAGCAATCCATTCGCCGTTAGTCAGCATGGCCCCGCGTGAAGCCTCGTCTATGTCCTTCTCGCAGTGAGCGCAAATGTATCGAGCTGTCGAGGGTAGATGTTCCCCGTCCTCGTCCCGATCCCACTTAATGCCAGACCATTCAAGGGGCTGTAGCGTTTCACAGTGGGGACATGGAACGAAATACTTCCGCTGGTCGCTTAACTCGTAGTCATCTTCGATAGGGCTGAAGCCCTTCTCCGTGGGTGTCGAGGTGCTGACCCGCTTGCGGTTGAAGAAATTCTTAGTCCTCGCCCACCCAAGGCTTGAGACGTTGCCCTCGGTCCCGGCTGATTTTGCAAAGCGGTCCTTCTCATCTTCGAGGAAGATTCTGATGGGGCGGGAACTGACATTAGCCGGAGAGTTCGACCCAACAAGCGTAGCCGTCCCCCCAGGGAAGGACTTATGGAGCAATGTGTTGGAGGAATCCCGAGACTTCGCGGCAGAGATAAGCTCATTAAGAACAGGGGTGTCCCTGATCATCGGAGCGATTCTGTCCTTTGAGATTGCTTCTGCGAGTTTGTCTGTGGGAAGCGCAAAGAGTATGGGGCTTGCGTCCTGGTGAATGAAATAGCCGAGGGCGTTGAAGATAACCTCGGACTTCCCGACCTGGGCCGAAGTCATAAACACAACCCAATAGACTTCGGGGTCTGTCACCGCGTCCATCATGCCGCGCTGATACTCTGCCCTTGAGGTTCGCCACTTCCCCGGCTCTGCACTAGACTCGCTAGACAAATACCGGAACTGGTCAGCCCATTCACTGACAGTCAATTCCGGTGGCGGTGCTGCTAAAGACCAGACCTTGTTAAGTAACTGCTGTATTTGCTCCACTCATGCTATTCGTTTCTCCCCTCTAACTTGTCTAAACTCCCCCGCTTGACCAAATGGTCAAGCTCCCTCAATCCTCCCTCAATTGTCGTTCACTTCTCCTTCGGTGGGTCAGGGAGTGGCATCCAGTGGGTGACGATTCTGGACTCATCATCTTGGAATAGAAACGCGAGGCAACGGTCGAGCGGTGCATCTTCGTCGAGCAACCCCACATTGAATACTTGCCACTCGTCACGCGGAGAATAGGTTAAGACGTCCGCATACCCCTCCGGAAGTCTATCCTCTACGGAGATCCAGGGGGACTTAAAGAGTGTGAGACTCGCCCCGCCGGTTGCAGGGAATGTCCGGCAATCTATAACAGGATCAAGCTGTGTCCCGCATTCAGGGCAATCAAACTCAAGCTCTGCATAGAATACTTCCTTCCTGTCCTTCTCGATGTCGAGGCTGTTCTCGACTGAGAATGTAAACCCCTTAACGGTAGGTTGCCGCTGCTCAATCATTCCTTCTCCCCCTCGCTTAGTTCTGTAAGAGCTTCGTAAATCAACTCTTTAGCTACCTTCTCAACCTCTACAGGGTCACTCTCTACCGCTGCTTGTGGGGCTAGCTTACCTGGAAGGGCTAAGAGTCTGGCGCGGACATTCATTACTCGCTTGCTCCATGTTTCTTCAACATCCCTGGAAGGTAGTAGCTCCTTGCGGTCTTGCTCTAGCTTCAGCACTTCACGCTCACGCTTCACCTTGTCTAGCAAAGCCTTTTCCTGTGAAGGGTTTAAGTCCTCTCTGTCGTAGAGTGCCGCGACTATATCAGCCATCCAGTAAGTAGGCCGCTTGTCTGTCCCGCCAGCAGGCTCAACACCATCGAGGCAGGCCGCAATTCTCCTGCGGTCTACCTTGAGTTCCACCATCGCGGCGTTCAGGCTCCACTGTTTACGGGTCATGCCCAATTCAAAACTCCCTAACCCCTTGTCTAGCAACACCTGTTGGTGCGCCCTGAGTTGTTAAAAAACTAACGCTAAACGGAAATGTTCCCC